TTTTCCCGCGACTTCAAGAGCTGAAAGCACGGTAGAAATTCGTCCATTTCCAGCAGTTGGCATAACTTGTAAAGCACATATGGATACGACAAGAAGTTGGACCGATTCGCAGGACAGTACTTGATGAACGCCGGCTGGATCTCCTTGAACATATGCTGGAGTTTCTCCTCCATCTCCTTGCTAAGCGTGAGCATCGTCATCTGCTGCTGAATCCGGTTCTTGATCTGCTGTACGTGATCGTACATTTTGGCGAACTTGAGTTTCTGCAGTACTTCGCGGATCTTGTCCTTCTTGACCTTCTTCGGATCCGAAATCCGCTCCTTGCGCAACTCACGCATAACCGCCTCGATGATATCCTGGGGAATATCGGTATTTTCCTTGGCCTGGAACTGCGCGAGCCACTCATTGAAGTGATTGATCTTCTTGTAGGCGAAATAGGTGATCTCCCGCGGCGGATCCTTGTAGCTCGGTTTCTCAGAATCGACCAAAATGAACTCCTCGTATCCACAGCGGGGGCAGCCGAGTAGCGCCTCATTTTGATAGAACGTCATTTCCACATCACACGCAGGACAGGATCCCCATCCAGGCTCAATGCCGGAACCAGGCATAATCCCGCTCTTGATCGCAGACGGCTCAACGACGGCCAGATACTTCTCCAACATCTTGTCGCGATTCATACCATCGGATGAATCGATCTCGCTGGCCTTCTGACGAGCCTTGGGCGGACTCGGTGTAAGTTGCGAAGCGTGGATAGACGGCTGGTCGACGGCATCCGTAAAATAACTGAGCACGGAATTCGTCGGCATACGAAGCGGCGCCATTGCCGGCTGCATTGGACTACCAGACGCCAGCGCCTCTTGTGCGTCAAAGTACTGAAACAGCATTTCGCCCACATTTAGAAAATAGTTCAGACGCGTATCATCGGCTTTAATCGACTGGATACGCCGGCGCAGATCTTCCGCCGAATCACTGAGTTGGCGCCATTCGTCACTAAAGATGGCAGATTCAGGCAAATCATCCATCTTATGTTCGATCACCTGCAAGTCCTTCTCAAGATCAGAAAGAGACTGTTTGATATCGGTGAACTCCTTCATTTTCTGATGATGATGCGCCTCCAATGTCGTCGCGCGAACAATAGGTCTCGCTTTTGCCTCCGTAATTGTATCACTTACAAGTACATCGCGTATAGACATTCCTCTGGTAAAGAAGGTACCGATAGCCTTTAGGTCAGCAAACTGTCCGGAACCACGGTAAAAAACAGATTAAAATCGGAGTGCCCGTGTAGAGAATGACAGGTGGTGGACTGATGCAACTGGTCGCCTATGGTGCGCAGGATGTATATCTAACGGCCAATCCGCAGGTTACATTTTTCAAGCAGCTGTATCGGCGCCATTCCAATTTCGCGATGGAGTCGATTGAGCAGACATTTAATGGCGTGGCGAACTTCGGCAAGCGGGTCCAGTGCGTAATTGCGCGCAACGGCGATCTCATTCACCGTATGTATCTCCAGGTTACATTGCCGAGCGTCGATTTGAACGATCCCAGCGTGAGCGATTCTTCAGGTGATCAGTTCCGATGGCTAAACTGGGTCGGTCACAATCTCATAAATAATGTGTTCATCGAGGTCGGTGGTCAGCAGATGGATAAGCATTATGGCGACTGGCTCCATATCTGGAACGAGCTCACGCGCACCGCTGGCAAGCAGGCGGGATACGCCGAGATGGTGGGCAACGTACCTGAGCTGACGAATCTCATCACCCGTGTAGGTCCCGATGGTGGATGCACAAACCAGTGTACGGGAGGCGATCCGCATTCGAGCGCCGAGTCGCGCAGCTGCACCCCGGAATACACGCTGTTCATACCCTTCCAGTTCTGGTTCAATCGTCACGCCGGTCTTGCATTACCTCTCATCGCTCTACAGTACCACGAAGTGCGTATTACGCTCGAAATGAATCAGCTTCAGAATCTCATCTGGACGAACAATCCCCTCATCTTGGATGCCGTCAATGCCACTGGTCTCATTGCCGCGTCTCTCTACGTAGATTACATCTATCTGGATACTGAAGAGCGCCGGCGATTCGCGCAGGTGGCGCACGAATATCTGATTGAGCAGCTCCAATTCACGGGCGACGAGTCTATAACATCGGCTGCCAACAAGATCAAGATGTCGTTCAATCATCCGTGTAAGGAGATTATTTGGGTGGTGCAGCGGGATTCTTTTGTCGCGTGCGATTCGTCGGTGGATCCGTGGAAGGGTCAGCAGCCGTTCAATTATTCTGATTATTGGGATCGTGCTGCTCTGGAATCGGGTTATTCGATTTCGACCGTGGAGGGTCTGGCCGGCTGGAATCCCACTGCCGTAGCCAAGATACAGATGAATGGACAGGATCGGTTTTCAGAGCGTGAAGGACGCTATTTCAACTTGGTGCAGCCCTTTCAGCATCACACAAACATTCCTGCCGTGGGTATCAATGTTTATTCGTTCGCGCTTAATCCTGAAGACCATCAGCCTAGCGGAACGTGCAATTTTTCGCGCATTGATACGGCCACACTCAATCTGACTGTCACAAATAACACAGTTGGTAACGGAAATACAGCGAAAGTCCGCATTTATGCGACGAATTATAACGTATTGCGCGTGATGGCCGGGATGGGTGGACTGGCGTATTCGAACTGAGGGGGCCCCGGAGTCCCCGGACCCTCCGGACCCCCGGAGCCCCCCCGTCTCCGCCAAAAAATTTTAGATCCGTAAAGTATAAGCAATGACATCCGGTGGTCTCATTCAGCTCGTAGCCTATGGCGCACAGGACGTATACCTGACGGCGAACCCGCAGGTAACCTTTTTTAAGCAGCTCTACCGCCGCCACTCGAACTTCGCGATGGAGTCGATTGAGCAGACGTTCAACGGTGTCGGCAACTTCGGCAAGCGTGTGCAGTGCACGATCTCGCGCAACGGCGATCTGATCACGCGCGTGTACGTTCAGGTGACGCTGCCGGCGATTGACTCGGATGTGCTGACGGGCAACGGCGCGGCGGCGACGTCGTTCGCGTGGGTGCCCTACCTCGGCCAGTACCTGATCGACAACGTGTACGTTGAGATCGGCGGCCAGCAGATCGACAAGCACTATGGTGAGTGGCTCCACGTGTGGAACGAGCTGACGCTGCCGACGGGCAAGCAGCTGGCGTACCTCAACATGGTGAACGGCTATGGCGGCATTGAGCTGGACGTCAGCGGCCAGTGCAACTCGTGCCAGACGGAGCTGGATGCCGCGTCGGCGGCGGCCATTGCGTGCCTCAACCCCCAGATCGCGGCGGGCGGCGACGACTGCGCGTTCGGCGCGGATCTCGTGTGCGACACGATGAAGCAGGAGAATAGCTCGGTGGGTGTGAACTGCATCCCTGAGCAGACGCTGTACATCCCTCTGGAGTTCTGGTTCAACCGTCACACGGGCCTCGCGCTGCCGCTGATTGCGCTGCAGTACCACGAGGTGAAGATCAACGTGGAGTTCAACAACCTCCAGTACCTGGTGAACGTCGGTGGCACGGCTGCGGATGCGCAGAAGGTTGTGTCGAACCTCGCGCAGCGCGGCCTGCGCGCGTGCTCGCTGTACGTGGACTACGTCTACCTCGACACGGAGGAGCGCCGCCGCTTCGCGCAGGTTGCGCACGAGTACCTGATCGAGCAGCTGCAGTTCACGGGCACGGAGTCGGTGACGTCGACGTCGAACAAGATCCAGCTCTCGTTCAACCACCCTTGCAAGGAGCTCATCTGGGTGGTGCAGAACCCCAGCTATGTGGACTGCAACGCGCTGACGAACGCGCCTTGGCGGTACACGGATGCGTCGCTCGGCAACCCCACGGCGGTGGCCAAGATCCAGCTGAACGGCCAGGACCGTTTCACGGAGCGTGAGGGGTCGTACTTCAACTTCGTGCAGCCCTACCAGCACCACACGTCGACGCCTGCGACGGGCATCAACGTGTACTCGTTCGCCCTCAAGCCGGAGGACCTCCAGCCCTCGGGCTCGTGCAACTTCTCGCGTATTGACAACGCGGTGCTCAACCTCACGCTGACGCCGTCGACGTTCAGCACGTACATCAACGAGCTCAACGAGCAGGGTGCCCCTAAGACGTTCAACGGCGTGAAGCAGACGTCGGCCAACGTGAACGTGTATGCGACGAACTACAACGTGCTGCGCATTATGAGCGGTATGGGCGGCCTGGCCTATTCCAACTAAGCGTGAAGCGCTCAGTTGTCATAATCCAACTAAAGTTGCTGTAAACAACTAAACGTGAAGCTGTAGTATAGAAGAAACAACATTATTATATCAGATAGCCCTAACATCTGATACAATGATGAAAATATGAACCATTCAGAACCCAACCCCAACGAACATCTATCCACGACAAATCATCGACTTCGACAGCTAACAAGATCCGCCGCGGTCCACTGATTCATTATCGCTGCACCATCATTCAGAAGAATGGGTCCAAAAGCCGTAATCCATCACACGCCAGGAGACGAAGCAATATGTAAGAGTCACGTACGGTATTTAAAAAAATGAAGCATAGCGACACCCCCTGCCAAACAGGTACGATGTCCGTAATTGATCAATCCCGTCGCCTCGATATCCAAGCAAATCCGTGGACGGTTCGCCGCTTCGCCACGAACTATGAGCCGCCCACTGAAGA